CCAACTTTAGTTGGTGGTTTAGGATCAATTGATGATATACCTTTCTCGTAAATAAAATCACCAAACTTATTTAAATATACTTTATCAACTCTAGGTAAATAATGCTCAAAACTGGCAATTGAACTTTCATTTGGTGTTAGGTATCTTAAAACAGCATTTCCACTAAAATCTCTTTTTCCAAATTCAAAAGGTGATCCTGTATCAGAAGATGGATCATATATAGAAACTCTTGGTCTGAAGTCAAAAGTATCCGATGCCCTTATATTTGAATTTGCAATTGTTGGAATATCTTTTGAATATCTATCTTGATCATAACTAGAAACTGTAAATACATCACCATCATCATCAACAGTAACAGAATAGTAATCAAATACAATTAATAACTGTCGATTTGGTTCAGGAACATTTTTATTTCTAACCAATCTTGAGTAATCATAGTATTCATCCTTTTGACCTTTATCTAAGGTGAATGAGTTTGTAATATTTTTATATAATCCAATTTCAATAGATTCAATTTCCGTCTTAATATTTGATTCTGAAAACTTAACAGAATCTACAGCATTAAATTTACCTGAAGTTAAATAAACTATTTCCAATACATTAGAAGATGGTTTGGCAACAACTCTTGCATTAACTTTATTATTAACACCAATTATATTTTCACCTATGACTGCATTAGTTGATACATCAACCGTACTTGTAAATGTTAATTTATCTAATGTAGGAGCACTAGTATTTGTAGATTCATAAACAGCTAAAAATTTAATTACATCAGGATAGTTTAAGGAAATTTCTTCATCCTGAACCCGTAAACCATATCTGGCATCAAATACTAATCCATCAGATATTGCACCACCATTTCCTGCAGAAACACTTCCTGATTGTGATAATTTTGATCTGGTTACATTAAGTTTTTGACTACGATTATATATTTTTATTTTCGATTTAACCTTTGTTTTTGTAAGAGTAACATTTAATGTTTTATTATTATTACCCCCTACATTATTTACAACAATTTCGTCACTTCCGTGCACAAATGTATCATTTGTAATTGAAATAGGTTCTCCATCTGATGTTTTAAATAAGGAATATCTTTCCTGATCAAAAGTTTCAAATATTATATCAGATACATCTGTAATATCAGTATCTGCAACTGTTAATGAAGTTGCAGATGAAACTTTAGAAACTTGCTTGGTAATTTTTAATGTAGAATCTGTTAAATCAACACTTGATACATCAGAGTTTGGTAAAGGTGTATATAATGTTCCTGAACCTTTAATAATTGGAGCTCCTAAGAATATTGGAACTGATATTGAATCTCCCTCAACAATTTTTTCTTCATAAACACCTGATACTCCTATACCTATTGCTTCAAGTGTTAAATTAGTATTGCCAGCACCAACATCTGCGACTCTATTATAAGTTTCTGTGCTAAATCCAGGTTTTGAATATCTAACTATTGATCCCTTTTTAACACCTGAAAATTGTTTGCCTGGTGCAGTTAAAACACCATCACTATTAATAGTACCATTAGATATATTATTTGGAAAATTAAATCTTTCAACTACAGTATCTGCTTTAAAATTACTTCCAGCTTCAACTGACTTTATACTTTGTGTTGTATATTCTGTTACAATACCAATTGTTCTTGGAAAATCAACACCATTAATTTGTATTTGCTCTCCTTTTGAAAATGATCCAGAGGTTTGATTAAGTGATATTTTAGTAGAATTACTGCCAGCACCAACAGAAAAACCACTAGCACCACTATTTTTTCCCTTTACAAAAGATCCAATAGGTAATTCGGAAGTATTAAGTTCATCATTTAATATTAAATCAGTGTTGGTTTGTATATCAAATAGTCTTAATTCCCACCTTGTAGTTGCATCTTCATATGGAGCATCTTCTAAATTAAACGAATATACTCTCGCACTTCCTATGTTTGCACCACCACCAAAATTATCTGTTAAGGTTATAACATCTCCCTGACCAATGATTCCTTTAGTAACATTATTTAATTTTAATATATTTCCCATCTCAAATCCAATACCAATATCACTTCTTATACCTACATTTCTTGGTTTATCAATATCAATAATGGTTGTTCCCACTTTTTCTATATCATATCCCCTTACATATGCCTCACCTGCTGATAATTTTAAACACATTAAATTATCAGAAGGTATATTTTCTTGATCTGTTGTATCATCTTCAAAAAACAAACCATTATTTCCTAAATTATCATTTAATGAGTTAAATAAACCCATTTTAAAAGGTTCTACAGTATAATCTCCAGACTCATCAAAAGTTCTCTCTGCTATCCAATCTCTTATTTTATTATAATCACTCTTACTATTCATCACTTTTATTTTACCTTCATCAACTCTCATAAGTTCAATGAAGTTTGTATCATTCTTATCTGTTAGTATTTTTTTACTTAATACTAATTCTATTTTAAGTCTATCTGCACCTGGTGCAGCAAAGTTAGTGAATCCCTTAGCATTATCAAATAAACTATTATCTTCTTTAGCATTAACAAGTGTTTCATTTATCTGTAATCCTACTCTATATGAAGGATTATTTGTATAATTATCTAAAATTATTGTCTGATCCGAAACATTAACGAAAAATCCTCTAACAAAATACACCCCTTTTGAAATAAAAGCAGCAGAACCAGTTGAAGTTGCATCCTCGGAAACCAATGAAGCAAAAGGAGTTCCAGATGTTATAGTTGTATTACCATATACAACATTTTCTGTTGCACTGAGTGATTCACCATCAGTAAATGAATTAAATTGTAAGTTATTATCTGAACTTACATATGTCACGTATAAAGTAACATCAGTCACATTTACTTGATCTGGGAGTGAAACAAATTTAACAATAGCTTCAATTCCAGACTCACTTCCTACGATTTTCTTACCAATATAATTTTTTATATAAACAGATATATCAACATTTAAGTTAAGACTATTTAATTTTACTGCATTAAATTGATTATCAAATGCTATACCACCTGGTATAACCACTGATCCGTCTTTGAAGATGTGATTACCAAATTTTTCTACTTGGTTCTGTAAGATTGATTGTTGGGTCGTTAATTCTCTAGCTTGTACTGGAAAACCAGGTTTATATAAAACCTTATGAAAATTCTTTTCACTATCAAAATCATCATAATATGGACTTGAATTTAAATTAATTTTTTGTGCCATTTTTTTTAGAATTCCAGAATAATTTTAACGTCTTCTTTTTGTCTGATGTCTCTTTCGACTTCTTTTCGATTATCAATGTAGATAATTTCACCAGTCTTTTTATTTATTTCAGGGTTAGCTAGACCATTTGTAAAATCAACCCCCAAATTAATATTTTTTCCATCTATGGTTGTAGTTATTCCACTAAAACCTTTATCTATTGCAACTGTGCCACCAGGATTTAAAACGACATCTGCACCTGATTCAAATGAAAGAACCTTTGCTCTAGTATCAACACCAGCATCATCTACATTATCAGCAGTGGTCTGATTTAAATTTAGACTTCGATCTTGAATGTATTTTATAACAGAAGTATCACTATCATACGAAGCTACTGTACCTCTTGCTGTTGCAGCAACACCGTTATCGGTTACAGGTTGTTGTATACCTGCACCAATTAATAAATCGAAATCATTAACGGTTGGAGCAGAGTTTAATTTTATGGAAGATAATGATGAAAATTGAGATTCAGTATATAAATTGGAAGTTCCAAATTTATTTGGATTTTTAATAATTCCAACTTGAGAAAAGTGTGTGTCAACTGGAAAATCTTTTGTTGAATCATCAAATCTAGAATAAACTAAAACTTTATCAGCACCAAGTTCTGTGTAAATATCAGAACCATGACCCCTAGAGGGTGGTATGATTGGTATCAAATTTGCAAATGTGTTAGGTGTGCCAAATCCACCACTTTCTAAATCAACCATTCCAAATGTATAACCTGAACCACCAGCAGTAACTATAATCTCAGTTATTTCACCCTCACTATTAGTAGACACGTTACATTTTGCTCCTTGACCGTCACCAAGAATATTACATTCCTTAGTTTTGTTTCCTTCGTAACCTTTTCCTTTATTTTTTACAAAAACCTTTTTAATTTGATTCTTGTTTATATCAGAATCTCCCGCCTCTCTGACTGCTTGTATTTGAGCATCAGTTGTGGTTGACCAGTCATTAGGAAGAACAATATATTCAGTCGAATCAAATTTTATTACATCACTTGGTGAAACTGTAAATAAGTATTTCCAAGTATAAGGATCTCCAACTCCTGCTGCTGCTGGTTGTAGATCTGTAAAAGAAGGTTCAATTATTGTTTGTTTTCCCTTTGCATCATTGCTATCAGGAAGACCAGATCCTCCGTTATCTATACAAATATAGACTTTAAACTCGGAGGTAATTACATAATAGTTTGATTTATATAAACTCCCAGATTTTGAATTTGGTGAAAGATTATTAACATTGTAATCATGACGATACATGTCGTATCTTTCATTTGCAAACCAAGAGTATTTTTTTACAACTCTTCTAATATTTGATGAATTAATTTTCTTACCAAACATTGACGTATCTCTATACTGTGTAAGATACTCCAAATTATCAACTGGATCTGGTGTAGATGTATTCCAATTAGATGATCTACCAAATCCATTTCCTACAGGATTCGGTAAACCTAAAAATACATAGTATGAATTATTAGAATCTAATACAGAATCTACAAAATTACCTGCGTTTGTTATTCTAAACTGATCTGTTACTACTGCGGGCATATTAATAGTTTTTTAGATATTTATACAACATTTTTTAAGTTGGTCTTATTTCTGGAATTAATGATCCAGATTGCTCAAAGGTATCTGATCCACCAATTCTTTTTAATGTTGGGAAAGTTGATATTCCTGTTGTTGTTACCAATCCAACTGTAAGACCAGTTACACCTATTGATATTGGACTAGATGCTCTAGTTAAAGAAGAAATAACTCCTACTGAATACTTACCCACAGGAAGTGAATCAGTTCCAAATGAAGATATACCAGTTGTGATTGTGTCTGATTTAATCAGGCATGTAATTATTCCAGAACCTGTTGTAGGATTATCCACTGTTAACGACTCAACAATGTATATGTTATCGATAAATGTCTCACCGATACCTACTATCTCACTATCTGTGCCAGTATTAAATATTGACGTAACACCAGTTCCAACACGAGTATCAAAAATATAAATTGGTTTTCCAACTTCAATTGGATTATCAAGTCCAAAAGTGTCGGCCACTCCTACGTTTGTACGTTTGAGTGTAAATGTAATACCTAATTTTGATGATGTCGTAATTGTTGTTCCAATACCAGTTATCACTCCTACATTACTTTGAATATTTAAATTCAAATCGGTTATAGGATTAAATGTAATATTTTCATAAGGGAATGGTGGTTTTTCAATTATTGCTTGTGGTGGATTTGTGCTAGTGTAACCTGAACCGAGAGTGGTTGGTGAAGCAAAACTGATTGTTCCACCAGCACCAACAACTGTTCCTCCTACCGCAGTAGTCCCTACTCCAGGAGGTGCAGTGAATCTAATTACAGGGTCGCTACCTTGTGCATAACCTAAACCACTATTTACAATTGTCACTGCAGATACTTTACCTTCATTATTAACAGTAGCAGTAATTGCAGCTCCTATTTTAAGTGATGGATCTGTAAATAAAGAGAACGATAGATCAGGTTTATCTGTCTTTTCAAACTCATATTTAAATAAATCAGCATTATCAACATAAATTTGAGTATCTCCAGTTTCCACATCACCAATAACCTTAGAAACAGGACTTATTCTTGGTTCAATACTAGATCTTTTCTTAGAAACAAGACTCTTATTAATAATTTTATCTACTTTTTGTTTTAAAAGATTAAGTGATCTATTTACAGTGGAATTAACACCCTGAAGTAAGTATGGGTTTGTTTCCAATTTCTGTGATGTATTCAAACTAAATACAGTTCTTTTACCCTGAGACTTAACTCCAGATCCTTGAGTTATTTGAATTTCATCTCCTGGTTCAATAATTAATTTTTCTTTTAAGCTAGTTACTGAATCTACACTGTCTGTTCCTTTGTAAAATAAAATTGTAATATCATCTTCAGGTATAGGTGCTTCAGAAAAACGAATTATATTTCCACCAACTATCGTGTAAGATGTGGTTGGTTCCTGAATTACTCCATTTATAACAACTAAAAATAAATTTTCTTTTTTAACATTAACATTTAATGTATTTTCATTAAGTTCAAAACTAAGTAATTGGTTATTTAATACTAATGAAAAACTAGTTTCACTTCCATCCTGTAAATTTTTAATAGAGTCAATGTAATCGAAATCACCAAACTGCCATAAAGCAAAAGAATCATTGTAAATTTTATCTATGGTTAATGTTGATGTTTCTTCAAGATTAGGCACATCTGTTGAAGTTACTAAACCAACAGCTTTCACAACATCACCTTTTTTAAATCCAAACCCTCTTTCAACAATTTCATATTCTGATACTTCAAATAAAGTAGATCCAATACCTGTAGCTGGTTTTATGATTGCATTTACTTTTAAACCTGTTCCAGTATCAGTTGTCGCACCCAATCCCAATCTAGAAACACCAGTTACAGATAAGTTTGAGTAAGATGGGAGAGATACAGATATAATTGGATCTTTATAACCTGTTCCTGCTGATACAATGTTAAATATTGCTGTTCCTCCCACACCAGCAGTGGCGGTTATCTGAGCACCACCACCAACGTTTTTACCTACGTTTACACTGAATATATCTTCATTAATTTTCGTAACTGTTAGATTCTGACCTACCACAGTGGTATTTGATGGTCTTGGATACGGATGAACTGTTCTAAAATTATCTCTTGAACAAGAGAAGAATAAACTTCTAATGGATATAGTTGCAAGATTACCATTTTGTAATCCATGCCCTACAACAGTGATTTGTAACACTCCAGTGACGGGATCATATACAGCATCTGTTGGTGTCAGTTGTGAAGTTGGTGTTGTATTTGCAGTAATCGCTCCTGTATTTGCAGATATAAAACGATGTTCGTATCCCAAATCAGTAACAGCAACTCCAATAGGTGATAATCCATTATAACCAGATCCGAAAGTTAAATTGGGGAAGAATGGATATAAATTACCAGAACCCTGATACTCATTAGATACTGTGCTCGACCCAACACTTACACCGAAAACATTTGTTGCGGCGACCGAAACAACCTCATATTCATTTTTTCTTATGAAACCACTTGGAAATGGAGGATCAAAAACCATATTATCAATTAATACAAAATCATTCGAATCTTTAAATTTATGTTCTTGTGAAGTTGTAAAGGTTATGATTCCTGTTAGATTATTATAAGTAGCTGTCTGGATTCCCAAATCAGATCCACTAAATGCTGTTCCAACAATACTTGTTATTTGACCACTAGAGTTAAACAGTGCTTTAACATTAGCATTTACCAGAGGAGCATATCCTAATCCATTAATTGTATTACCGATTGATATTGGTACACCACCTCTTGGGAGTTCATTTGTGTTTATATTATTTGAAACAAACACAGATCCATCACTTGATGTAATACCTGTAAATACGATACTAGTGACTCCTGTAGCACCACTACCACTTTCAATTATTCTGAAATTTTTGCTTGGATTAAACAAAGTGGATGGGGATTGAAATATTCCATTAATGAATAAAATTCCACTACCACCTGTAGTTCCTATTCCAATTGTATTTGCACCACCTACATTTAAAGTGAACGTTGATTCAGTGCCTGTGAATTGATCGGATATATCATCATAGATGATATTTGAATCATAATTATTTCTTAAATAAACACGTCCAGAAAAATTAGATGTAGGTGGATTTAAATCATTAATTGTTTTTGTTTTAGTAATATCACCTCTTGGTGCTTTTGTAAAGAATACATCTCTACCAACTATATTATAAGAACCTCTAAATATTGTCGCATCATCACCATCTGAGTGTGTAGTAGCTGAGGTACCTACAAATGCCCTCTTAACTTCAACTGTATTAAATGTTCCAGAAGCACCTACAGGTCCTCCTCCTGTAGTAGCAAATCCCACATTTACTACTTCCATAAATTCAGTATTAACTTTAAGGATATCATTAGTACTAATTGTTGATATTCCACTAAGATGAATAATTGTAGTTGATATCCCAATAGTTCCCGAATTACTATCTAATGTATGTGTAACATTATTCCTTATTAAAGGATATTGTGCTACATCGTCAATTGTAATGAGTGCTTTTTCATTTGCTTTAGACATGATAAACTCATGAGCATTTCCCTCTCCTAAACTTACAAAAGTAACAGCTGCTCCTGCTCTAGTTGTAGAGATGAAGAAGGATGTTCCACCAACTCCCACATTCTTTGCGAACACAGTAGTTGGCAGTTCATCAACTATAGATCCATTTGCAAATTGCATTGGAGTTGATCCAACACCTATAAAGGTAGATTTAGGTTTATAAATTAATTCTTCATTTTCCCTAAAGAAACTATTTTGAATACTAAATTTTCCAGTTACAGGATTTAGAATATTAGTATCAGATGGATTAAATATTTTTGCAAAAATAGGTATTGAATTATTATTAATTCTAAATTGAGTTTTTTCAATTCTGTTACCTAATATAGAAGTGTATAGTTGGAAGGAATTATCTTCAGTTACTACACCATAAGTTAAATCTTCTGGATCGTTTTCTTGATCTATTTGTGTATAGAAAGCATGATTTAATGATATAACTGTTGTAATACCTGTATTATCATCAGGGTGAAACTTAACAATGAAATCAGATCCAGAAAGGTTTGCAGTAAATGTTCCTAATCCAACAGAGGGATCATATTGAGTCAAACTATCTTTAGTGAGTGATAAAGATCCAGATTGTTGTACATAAGCATCAACCCCATCATGAAGAGATAATACTTCATGAATAGCTTTAGATGATCCAATACTTACCTCTACAATAGATTTGACTGCGTTAAATCCAGTAGCATTTAAATTTATTAATGTAGATATACCAACGTTTGTTGTAGATATTCCAGAATATATTGAAGTTCTTTCACTACCATCTGCTTGACCTGTTGTTTTAAATCTATAAGTATTATCTGAAATTCCAGTTGTTCCAATACCTATAATTTTAGATTTTAAACTAAGTGTATTGCTTGTATTATTATCTAAACTTAGTATTAAATTGCCTCCTGATATACTAGAGGTTAAAATACCTAATTTATTTAATGATAAGTTATTTTCATCTGTGTTAAAGTATGCCTCTGTAAGGAAGGTATCCGTTCCTGAGTGTGATACAAAACTCTCAACTAAATTCATCTCTTTAGTTGAATCATCAATTATTTGTATCGTGGCATGCAGTGATTCAAAGTTACTAAGTGGAACCGTAATTATATTTGTTGTAATTCCTGTTGTGCAAGACTGATTTGATGAATTTAAAGTAATTGGTCCAATTGATAATGATCCAGTTGCTACATCGCTTTGATTAAACTGGGATGTAAATATTTTTAAATCATAATCTGCATCAGCTGTGGAAACTGGTTTGAATCTTAAAGTGTTTTTCTCTACAACTGAAGATGCACCTGAGATAACTTGTGTTGAAATATTTTTATTTAATGTAAAGTCGGCAAAATTATTATTACTATTAGTTAATCCAATTCCTGAATTAATTAAATTTGATTTTTCTACTAAAACATTTTTTGTCCCGTTACTTAAAAGAATTAAATCTGATATTTGAACTCTGTTTGCACCAGATGAACTTTTTGTAATAACTATCAAATTATTAAATAACTTACTTGTTGTAGAATTAGAAAATTCAAAAATATCTAAAAATTCATTCACATTACCTTGTAAATTAGTGAATTCTTGATTTATATTATCAATTGTCAGAACATCATTTGTCTTACAACTCACAAAATCTGTTAGTCTTATATTTTCAAATTTTACAAATCTACTTGTATTATCAACAATGGGTTCGGCATCAGATACTAAATCAATATTTTTTATTTCATCTACTCTCTTTTCATTAATTAAATCTACAATTATATTAACACCAGTGTCTGATCCAACTCCTACCTCTGCATTAGATCTTACAGTGGTATCAGCAAAATTTTTCATACCACTTGTATGAAGTAAATTATTTACAGGGGTTCTTAATTTTTTCCATTCAATCGGACTCTGAATAGAGTAAGACATGTTTTGATAGTAATCATTATCAGATACGACTTGAAAATCTTCATCTAATTTACCGACATTATCACTCCAATTAAGATTTTTTAAAATAGAAAAATCTGTTTTTAATCTACCAATATTTTTGTTTATCTTTGATACAGTGCATTGACTACCTGAAGTTTCTCCGACTAATACATCATTTATTTTTAATTGATCTAATTTATCTAAAATTTTTAATTTACCAGAATCAACTCGAACTATTGGAAAACTGCCTGTATTATTTCTTCTAATTAATTTTTCACCCACATCAAATGTAGATTGGTTTTGAGTTATAAAAAATTCTGGATAATCAGATTTGTTTATAATAGTTGCAAAAGTCTCAACAACAGTTTTTGCGATTCCTGTATTTGTAGTTAATGCCGAAACATCTATTGTAACCTCTACTGGGTTAACTGATTTCTTATAATTTGAAACTGATAATAATTTATATCCATAATCTTTTGAATTAAATCCATCCCCATCAGTACTTAATTTTTCAATACCTTCAATAAAAACAGAGTCACCTATACTAAATGGATCTATAGGAAATACAGGATTAGGTGTTGCTATCTTACAGGTAAAAATTCCAGATCCATTTGAGACAACATCCGTTATGACGATACCATTTGTATTGTTAATTGTTCTTAAAGTTACTTTATTTGATGGTAAACCTATAGGTTTTTCAGTGATATTTACGGAGAAAATACTATTCTCCAACATAACAGGTTCGATGAATCCAGTTCTTATTTCTTCACCTGTATCTGAATCAACTATTATAATATCAGGTGGGTCAATATAATTTGCTCCACCTTGAGTAATACTAACGATACCTAAAGTATTTGTATTTTTAATATCAATACTTGATGATATTAAACTCTCTGGTTCTAAAGTTTTATCTGAAGAATACTCAAAACCCTCATTTATAATTCTAATTTCTTCAACATTTCCAATACTATTAGAGGTAGGAATTAAAGAAGCTCCTGAACCCTGTGAAATAGTTCCTACTCCTACAAAATTAGGAATTTTTTTGTAATTCGATCCACCAGTGACAATATAGATAGAATTTATTGATCCTTTAACATTCTTTGAGGAAGTATTATATTTTATTTCCCCATCGGTGGCGTTATATACTAACCTTTCAGGTATATTTTTTAGATATACTTCAAAAGTAGTTGTATCAACTTCTGATATTTTATACGATCCATTATAGACACTATCAATAAATGATATCTGTGAATTATTCCTTACCTCTGTATCTGATGTGCTTATAAACCCTGTTTTTTCTAAATTATAAAATAATGTATTAGGTAAACTACTTCCATATCCAATGGTTAAAGTTGCTCCGACAGATCCATTTGTACCTGATGTTGTTATGTTAAAAGTATTATTTTTTCCGTCAGAAATAAATTCATTTTTAAACAAATTATCATAATAAATCTTTAACTCATAACCAGTTAAAGATGAATCTGAAAGAT